AACTTTAGGATCAATATTTTTTTCAGGTTCTTCCGTTTCTATTTCTGATTCAGAAGGAACCACTTCCTGACTTTCTGGTTCTTGTTCAGTAGGTAAATCGTTGCCTGTATTCTCTAGTCCTTCATCTAACACCGGATTTGTTTCGAGGTTCGGTGATTCCCCGGATGAAGTTACCAAAGCTTCAGGCTTAATACCTTGCTGCTCAATTGCTTTTCCCATGTACTTTCGGGCTGTTTCTTCTGAAAGACCGGTTAATTCTTCTGGAATGGGTAGTTTTTCAATAGCACTTTTTTTAGGTCTTGCAAACAATTGCAAATCAAATTGTTTATTCATAATGTTGCTCCTTACGTTTAGCGTCCATTGGACGATACTCTGCTCTTTAACGGAAAGCAGGCCACCGAAACATTGGTTAGGCCAATGAATCCGTAATAATGGGTAATAAAATAAGCGACTAGTTTTAGTCGCTTACCTGATTGCCAATTATTTTATTTCATCTACTTTGTTTTCAGGCGGGATTATAGGATCAAGTTCTATATCCGGTTTCTGTTCAGCAAGCTCTAACCTGTCAGGAGACAATAGCCCAACTGATCCCAATGTTTCAATTACTGATAAAAATACTATTCCTGTATCTTTCGTCTGCAAATTCAAACTTTGTTCTTCTGATTTTTTTGAAAACCAGTCAAGTAATTTGCTTACGGTTTTTTCCGATTTAATTTGTAATTCAATAAACGCAGTATTTGCTGTTTTATGTGAAGTTGATTTTCTTGGTTCTTGTGTTGAAGTCGGCTTTGGTGTTCTTGGCCTAGTTACTCTTTTTTCCATTAAATTAACCTCTTTCTTTTAAAGTAAGGTTTTCAGTTAAAAGAAAACAGGGACGCGATAAAAGCGCCCCCTATCTTTTACAAATTAATATTCGTAACGGGATGTCCGGCGCCGGCGAGCAGGTGCGCGTCTAGCTGGGGCTTTTGCGGGATGATGCTCAATTCTGTGCACCTCATGATGTTCAATTGTGACTCCGCCTTTACGATGGGTAGTGCGTTTTCTTACTCCGTACATATAAATGTACCTCCTTGTGCGGGTTTACCGCATATTGTCAGCTTTTGATAACGAGATACTGCAAAACTCATGCGGGGCCATAAGGCCATCCGACTTTCTTGCTATAGTACAGACAGACAACGGCACCTGAATCTTCTCAACGCCGGAGTTTTACTCAACGTGCGGAGACTGTTCGGTATTTGCCGGAGCTTCGCTCAACGTATGCCTGTTACTATTTGGAAACAAAACAAGCAGATAGTCAGGAATTTCTTCCTACTTTCTGCTTGTCATGGCACCGGGTTTTATTCCTTAAAGCCCGGATAAAAAGGTATTGATGTTTGTTCTACACCGTAATCATTCCTGACGATCTTATATTGCTTCGTGCGATAACGGAGTGTATGCCCTGTTAACGCCATGTATTGGCCTGTTGTGCAAATACTGTTGCTGTATTAATGCTGGATTAGTCTGTTGCTGCATTTGTTGAGGTTGTGCTTGCTGTTGCGCCTGTGCCATTCTTATTAGTACTGCCTGGGCGATTTGCTGTGGAGTTAATTGAGGTTGTTGCTGAATACCAAAATCTTGCGGCTGTGGCTGAAGACCAACTTTTGCTGCCATTTGCATCTGCTCATTCGGCGGTAAATCTTTAAACGGCATACTAACACTGACGCGCGGAGGTAGCTGTTTCTGAGCCGACTGGGCTTGCATTTGCATTGCTTGTGTCTGCTGTTGCTGCTGCATCCTTTTAGCAATTCTTTCTTTTATTTCGTCCTTATCGGGTATATCAGAAAGATCAAGAATCAAGTCGTAAGTCATTTCCCATGGAATGCCCATTTGAGCAATAGCATCTACCATACTCCAGAATTGAGACATTTTTTGAGTAGGAGTAGCAGGCATTTCAGAAATTACTATGTCATACTCTCCAACAGTCAAATCATTAAGAGTTTGATGAATTACGCCAAGCATGGGGTGAACAACTTCAATCTGCTGATTTACCGTAATAAATTGCTGTCTATTTGAATCATCCATAATACGAATTGTCTGCTGGTCAGTGAAGAATTTTTGAACAAGTCCCTTATTTTCTCCACGTCCCCACAGCTTGTACATAAGTTGCTTTTTTGTAAACCTTAGATTATCAAATAAAATAGTTGTTCCAGCATTGGCTTGTCTTTGCTTAAGTTCAATAGCACGACCGGATTCGGCATTCTGCATTAGCTGTGAACCCATGGTCTGGGGATTAATATTAGATAATGCGTAAATATCCTGCCTAGACATTTGCTCAGCTTCCACGACTCCGGTTGGAATAGGTGGCGGATCAACTCTTTTAGGAGCCGGCTTTCCTTGCTTATTTTCAAGCATAGCACCTGGCTTTGCAGCGTTTTCTTCATATTCTTCACGCTGTGCTTCGCTAAGAGTACCCTGTTCAAACTGCCATGCGCTGTTAGTTGATTTATTTAAGATGTGTATCATGTCGGAGCGCCGTTTATTTATCTCTCTTTGAGAGTCAATTAAATCGCGAACAATACCGCAATACATATCTCCTTCGCCAAGGTAGTAACACCACAGTAAAGTAAGTGGAAATTCATTTACCTGCCACGGGCGAGGTTCTTCAAGAGCTACGCCGCCAAGGTAGGCCGCATACATAACTTGTCTATAAGGCTTACTTACAATTTGCGTAATCATCGGAGCTTTATCAAGTTCCATTTCATCAGCAATGATTTCTGATCCGTCATTTAGCTGATAATATTGTTTGGTGCTAATCTCATACCACCATGTTTCAACCAAGCGACATTTGTTAGTGTCCGGTTGATACCAATACCCTTCATCATCACCAAAACAATCTTCATCTTCGTCATATCGCGCTGACCATGCATCAATCTCCGCTTCGTGCTCTGGATACCACGTTTTTACTTCTTCCTTATCTTTCCAATGAGCTTCATGAATTCTTTGAGCATCCGGGCAACCAGGCTTTACGCTGTTGCAATCAACATACACATCAAAAGGGCTTGCCTTTTCCTCAACAATTCTAGCCTGGTTAGTTGCAAAGTCCCATGTGTACCACTGTTTAAACCATCCCATTCCGCATATCCAAGCATCCATGCAAACAGCAGATTCAACGGAATCATAGTCACTTTCATCGAAAATGAATTTAGTTGTGCCTCTGCGTACTTGACACAATGCGGGGTTAGCTTGATTGCGAGATAAAAAAGTTGGTTCATAACGGTTTAGTCGTTGATAACCAGACAACAAATTTACAAGGGGCCTTATTACGTTAAGCGTATTAGCTGGCCGGTCTTGTTCATAAAGATCATCCAGAATGTCATCGTCCCATTGCTTGCTAGAATAAAAATCATAATCTGTTCTAGCCAAGGCGCGCCATTCATACATAGATTCAGCGTCTTCTTTGAACCATTCTCTAAGCGATCCTACAGAATGAATATTGTCATCATCTTCAATGTTAGCACCTTCGATAGGTTCTACTTCTTCGGTATCTTCTGGTATTGACATTTCTTCTTCACTAAACATTCTGTATCACCACCTTAGAAAACAAGTAAATTACGACGACATCCAAGACAATGATTTTTTAATTCGTTGCTTTGGCCTACCAAAAATATCACGGTTAGGTTCAACTCTTTCCCGTTCCATTACCGGATTAAACCTGCGTAGCAAAAATAAGTAGCCACACGAATCGCTCGGGTGATCTTCTCCTGATGTATCTATTTTTTCAGGATTATATTTGTCCGTTATTAAAGCCGGCAATGTTCTAATCAAATTAGGACAAGTATTAAAAATAAACCATGCGGGGCTTTGAGGTATACCATCTTCCGATTCCTCATATCCTTTTAGCCGCATGTGTATTTGCTGTGCCATCTGTATGCGATCTTTTGTGCATGGTATTATGTCAAACCCTTCGTCAAAAAACTCGTCAGCAACCGAAGAGGCTTTGCCGTTTTTAGCTGTACCAATATTAGCCCACATAGAATTATCAGCGACTCTAAAACTCATTTCTTCGCCGCATTCCATTTCAAGAGCACGCCTTGCTACTTCAGGAGCAATCATTCTAATACCTTTATTCGGCTTTCCTGGTTCACATCCATAAAATCCACGGTATGTATAAACAACTCCATCAGGACTTTCAGCGTGCCAATAAATGGCGAATGGTGCAGAATATCCCCAGTCAATAGAGCAAAACCGCTCCCAGTTATCAGGAATTTCAAAAGGTTCTATTACATGTACATGCTCATAAAATTCTGGAAACGCTTGACCTTCAAAGCAATCCCAATCACCATACAGCCACGCCTTGGATAAGTTAGGAGGTAAATGTTTTAGCATCGACCAATAAGACTCATCAAGATGTGGGTTATCTGTAGGCAATGCTTGAACAAAAGCAAATTGATCTTCTATTTCTTCCATTTCAGGAGGGTATATATGGTCAATGAAATAATTCTTTACCCAATGTGCGCCTATACCGCCCGGATTAGTTGCAGCTATAAACTTAACACCTTTAATTCCAGGCCAACGCATTGAACCACGCAATATATCAAATACTTTATCTTTGCTTTTCGTTAACTCGTCTACGGCCACTAAAGCGAACTCAGCTGACTGGTATTTTTCTACATTGCTCTCATCAAGGTTACGAAGTAAAATAACACCGCCGCCGTATTCTTTACGCAGATAAAAAGCGAAGCCGTGAGACTTTTTACGCTCAGCGACTTCGCCTATATAGGATGGAAATTCTATATTTATTTTTGAAACTTGTCTGTCTATCAAAGTTGGGTAGTCTTCGCAAAATAAGGCGACAACTACGTTATTTATTCCACAGCTTGCGAGCGTCATTAAATATCGAAGGCAATACCAGCGAAGCCAGTAGGACTTACCAGGGCCGCGACTTCCACCGAACAAACAAAAGGTATGTGTATCGGCAGCGCGAGTGGCTATTAATTGCTTTTCAGTAAAATTACATAATTGGTCAATGGTTTTAACTTTCTTTTCTATAGCCATTGGATCACCTTATTTAATATTTGGGGTGAGATACAGGATTCGAACCTGCGAATGTGGGGACCACAACCCCATGTGATAGGCCACTACACCAATCCCACCATATGTACAAATAAAAATAGCCGCCTTAATTGGCGACATTCGATAGTATCACTATACACCGTAAAAACGTTACTTTGGGACTGTCTTAAACTATTTTTATAACAACCCTTTTCTTATTGCCAATCTGCAAGTAACTTCAATCAATCTAAGTCGCCAATTTTTTAACGTCCCATTGCTCGGAAGAAAATACTTTCCGTATCTTTTTTGGAAAAACTTAGCGTATCCATTTCTTACTTCGTTGTACCATCCTGGTCTTCCAGTGGATCGCTGATTATCAGCATGTTCAGCCAGTCGCCACAGTCTTAAAAACTCATCCGACTTTTCAGATAGCATACTTTCAACTTGCTCAATCACAATCAACCAGTTTTTATAATTATCAATATCTATCAAGCTAACCGCTTTGTTTTGGCAAGGATTGCTTGTTCCTGATCCGTGTGGCATACCATCATTTTGCGTAGCACCCAACATTTGAAATTGATTAATCATGTCTTGATATGATTCTAATTTTTGATAATAGTTTAATAACCAATCACACGCGACTTTATTTTGATTTTGAATAGCGGCTTCAAGTGCTTCTTGCTTCTTTATGTCTATTGTTATCAACCTCTTTTCAAGTATTCGCGCACAGCGTATAGCAAAGTAAAATAAATAAAGTTACCTGCACAGTTGGAGGTAACAAAGTTAACGTTTAGATTGTATCTGGCCGAATATGTAGCCAAGGTAGCAATGAAACTCTTCGGATCATACTGTGATCTATAGTTGTGATTAACAATATCGGAGTAACTTGAATCTTCGATCATCAGAAATAATTTGCATCCGTGTGATCTGATTAATTCTGATTCGAACTGTACACGGTTTTTAGTTAGGTTATTGGACAATTCGTCTAACGAGTTTTTCCTTTCGACAGCAACGGTATCGGTGAAATAAGCATCTCGAATAATGCCTAACTCCAAATTGACTGGTAGCATACAAGAGTAGTCGCCATAGTCCAGCTTCTTGCTTATATGCGAAATTTTGTGTTTATCAAGATAATCCGTTACGTGAGAATTTTGCTGCTCTCTGGTGTCGATTATGACGGTTAGGGAGGAAAGTAGTTGTTTTAGTTCTTTATCGCTATATTGGTATTGCATAACACCACTCCTTATCGATCTTTCAAATCTCCCCATTTGACATTTCCCATGATCTTAATATGGTAATTTCTAAACATAGTCTTAAGGACAATATTAATGCGGCTACCTTTGCAGAATAGCCAGGGATTCATGAAGTATTGAAACTCTGTGCTGTTAAGTCCCTTATAAATAATATCTTTATGTCGCAGCGAATTTATAACGCTAGACATTTTACTGCGACTCATGCCAGATATTTTAAACATGTCATCAAAATTTATATATT